GTTTTTTGTCTATAACTCAAATTGAAAGGAAAAGGAGAAACAAATTGCTTTATGGAAAGTGTTTGATGATATCAAAATATGATCCACCAGAAGCAGAAAAACATAAACAAAAGTCTGTACCTGTGATATAACGACCCTGTTTCAAAGACAATCGAGTCGTAAAACTATGTCCAAGTTTACCAGGCAGATCTTTTGTAAATGTTACTTCCATTTCCGAGATATGTAATTCAGCAAAATAATGATATGGTACAATGACAAGATTAGATGAAATAAATAATCCATTCAAACAATAAACAGATCCTTCATGCTCAAATGAACCATATAACAAATTCTTATCAATTTTGCTTTGAAGTTGGTCTGGCGATGTACAACGTGCAATATCTGTCGTGCACTCAGCATTGTTCTTGCCATGTGTTACATTCCAAACATTAACTTCTCTATCCCTATTCGTGATATCTTCCATGGTTTTAGGCATTAAACTACCTTGTGACAAAAGTGGTTTCATTTTTCTGTATGTGCGAACTAAAGTAACGATCGCAGTCGCACCAACCCCTAAAGCCATAAATTTGACCACATTGGATTCACGAATGTTTCTATTCATAACTGACCATGTGCATTGTTCAGTTGCACGATTGATAATATCTGTCTGCACACGTTGAATGAGTGCAAATTGATTAAATAGAAACAGAGGGAAAAAGATCCAAGCAAAAAATGGGAAAAACCACATTAACAAAATAGTCAAAGTGATATTTGCACAAGTTTGCTGTTTCAAAGCTCGTATTATTTCGCCTCGATATGCAAAACACACAAACAAATTAAAGTAGCGTGAATGCACAATTGAATGTCTAAAGTGTCCAAAAACATTCAAACGAGAATACCATAATTTGATTCTGTCATAGTATTCTTGTGTCATTTCAGACACACCACTCTGTTGTTCCATTTTCATTTTCTGTGGTACAACAAGAGCATCTGGACATGCAATGCCAGCAGTAAGCTTACTAAGTTTTTCTTGTTCAGCTTTCTTTGCAGCATTTTCTTTCTTGTGTTTTTGGCAAAGCGATGCAAAGCTGTGACATCCTTCAACACAACAAGGTGTTAAAGGTTTCTTCTGCATAGCTTGACGTTCAAGCAATTTCTTTTGTTCAGCTCGATGTTTCAAAAATTCGTCAACAAGAAAAGAAATAACAACCGCAGCACTAACATTTTGCAAACGTTGGCCAGTGCTAGGGTCAGATACAACTTCATATGTTGCAACATCGCTAAGTTTTTCTGGCTGAACAGCTCTCTCAACTGTCAAAAACCAAGTATCGTCAATCTCAGGTGGACGATAAACACCATCTGCATCAGTGTGGGATGCGATCACTTTAGATGAATCCAAACCGCAAGCTTTTCCTGAACTCGAAATTTTCTGTAGAGTTCTTTTAGCTTCAACGGTTATCACATAATTCATACGACGTTGAATTGAATAAGGACAGTTGGAATAAGCACCAGCTGCCAAATCCTTTACATTTGTGCTCAACATAAACAAAAGGGCTTCAATAAAACTTTTACCCTTATCTTGTGCCTCAGGCTTGTTAGCATAGGCAATTTGATTGTTTATGTAATCCAAAATCATACGTGTGATATTCACGTTTGTTGTATCAGAACGGTCATTCGCAAAGTCATCTGCGCGTACAACAATAGTGTTTGTTTTCATCGTAGGATCAAACTTGTCAGAAGAATTAATGATTGTCCTATACTCTTTTCCCATAGGCAGCTTAGCCGCCTGTAAAAGACAATTTTCAATAAGTTCTCCTAAAGTAGTTTTTCCCTGTGAACTTTCGCCAAACAATTCGATAGCAAAAGGTGCTTCACGAATTGAACCTGCTAATTTCAATGAAACGTAATCATTACGCATTGTCAACAATTTTGTATAACGATCCGTAGCAATTTTACGTTCAAAAGCAGGTGCTGAATTCATGTATAATTTCAAACGACTCGTAAATTTCTCAAGAGTCATATCAAATTCATGATCTTCCAAATTGCGCATCTTTTTCAAATTTCCATTGCGCACAAGATCCCACATAGCACAAATATCAGCGTATTGGGCATCCATGTCAGATGAATCAGCATTGCCAACTATTAAAGGTGTGATACTACGTTTTTGGAAGCACATCCATGCTCCTTCAACAAAATAAAGAACAAAGTTCAATATAGAATCAATGAGACTCTTTGTATCCAAAGTTTTGACACATGCATCAGCGTCAAAAATTTTAAAACCTTTAACAGAAAAGTTCAAATCAGTGGTGCTACACAATCCTAGAGACACCACCATGCACATGAGTTTCATAATCTGTGCAGTTAATCCATTATCGATAATCAAAGACCAATTTTGGACGAGATCAGAAAACAAATTTAGCCAAGCTGGTTTGTCACCAACTGTGCCAGAATGTGCATCAAATGCGCTGGTATATTCTCGTGCACGTTTATGTCTGTCATCATAATCAATGTCGTGAAACAATTCTGAGCAATATTCGTAAACAGAACGTGCTACTGAGAAATTTGTTCGAGCTTTGACATACAAGAATACAATAGATAAAAATTGAGTTAAAGAGGCACACCCCTTACATGCTACTAATAAAGCAACAATGTCTTCAATTTCATCGAGTAAAAAGCTTGGTACATCAAAATTTCCAGCTACAAGTTGGGCTAAGCCCATGTGTGGTGTGAAATTTTTCCTTTTCTTACCACGTTTATGATGATCTTTGGCTTGAAATTTCTGCCTAAACGCAGTTTTGATATCTTCTGCGTATTTAAAATCATCTGGACCCCATAGTTTGCGATCAAATTTCTCTGCATCTTTGGGATCAATTTTGGGTGTTTTTGAACTCATTTGTGGTCTGTATGAAACAAAACCACATGAATTTCTTAAATTTGAGTAAAAACGAGTCAGGCGCATGTTCTGCACCTTATGTTTCAACTCAACAAAAACTTCTGCCATAAACTCTCTGTGAATCATATTATCGAGGTCGGCAAAAACCTCTTCATATTCGTTGACTTGGTCAATCATATTTTGCATAACGTCAAGATCGTAATCAAGTGGCGCTAAGCTTTCAGGCTCAGTTCCTACTGAGCTCAAATCAATTTCGGACAATCCAATGGACTGTTCATCAATGTCGTGTAAAAAGTTCATGGTCAAATTGGAATAGTAAACGTACTACCCCAACTCAACCACAAACCCAAAAAGGGAATGTGGATGAAGTTAGGATCCCCCTCAACCTAATAACAATCATAGTACACTGGGTTCGAAACCAGTAACTCATGCTTTGAGTATCGAGACCAACTCCCTATGCAAGCACAGGGCATATGGTGAGAGGGCGGCGGTGTACACGCCTGGTCAGGTATTCGAATTGTTCCGAACTATCGTCTAGTCGGTTCTAGCCCCATAAAGACCGTGCAGGAGTGATTCAACCTGCTTCACATATAGAAAGTTACTCCAAGGAGGAATATGCTAGTGACTATAAAAGTTTAGTTATCCTCTTCACTATCGCAGTGAACTATCGACTCAAAAGAGTCTGAATCATGCTGTCAATTAAGACGCAAGGTATTGCTCGTAGGCAAACCTTTTCAGGGTGTATTGTTTGAATAGGTACAATAGAAAACCATAAAAATACTACATATACTATAACCGTGTGTTGTAGCAGTACACGGCCCAAAAATTTGGGAAAACATACACACATTTCAAAAGAAATGGGTTTTACAAAATCATTTAACGGATATTCATTATCAATTGCAAAACACTTTTTAGATCCCGTAAAAACGGGCTTCTGGCTAATATCAGCCAGAAAAGGGTTTCCTAATTTTGTCGCTTTCGCAGACACAGTAAGGAATACTGCAGAAAATAAGTAATTCGTGAATTCAAC